CTTCTGCTAAACGTACTCAAGCTAAACTAAACGCTGCGCGTGAACGAATTCAAGAGCAACGTATTACAGGTAAATCTTCAAGCACTACTAAACGTAAGAAAACTACTAAACGTTCAAAACGTTCAGGTAGCGGACTTTCAAAAAGTGCTAGAGCTCGACTAAATGCTAGTCGCGATCGAATTCAACAATATCGTATCACAGGTAGATAGTAGAGGTACCATATGTCAAATCTTAGCAATACTGCTATACCAAAAGAATATGGGGCATTTCGTGAAGCTGTATTAAATGGGGAGATTCCTGTTAATAGAGAAATATCTATGCAAATGAATAGGATAGATGCCGATATTGCTAATCCTAACTATTACTACGACCCTGATGCCATTTCAGGTTATGTAGAGTTTTGTGAAAACGAATTGACTCTGACCGATGGTGAAAGATTGACATTATTGCCGACTTTCAAATTATGGGCAGAGGATCTATTAGCATGGTATTATTACTCAGATGAGGAAACCATTGACCCTAAAACAGGACGACGCATTATTCGTCGTAAGAAGAAACGTCTTCGTAATCGACAATTTTTAATCATTGCTCGTGGTAATTCAAAATCACTATATGAGACGACTATTCAAGCATATGGTCTTGTGGTAGATACGTCAACTACACAACAGATTACTACAGCACCTACAATGCGTCAAGCTTATGAGGTTATGGACCCATTTGCTACTGCAATCTCTCGTGCCCATGGTCCTTTATTTAAAGTACTTACTTCAGGTAGCAAGATGTCTCGTTCTTACGAAACTTCTCAAAAACTTCAATCAACCAAAAAAGGTATNGAGAATAAATTAACAAATTCTCTTCTAGAAGTTCGACCTATGAGACGAGACTCGCTTCAAGGTTCACGTTCAAAATACAATACAGTCGACGAATGGCTGTCAGGTGATATCAAAGAAGATGTAATCGGTGCACTCGAACAATCAGCCGCTAAAGGTGGTGTTGACGACTATGTGGTGCTAGCCGTATCATCAGAAGGTACCGTACGTGATAAGGTTGGTGATTCTATCAAAATGGAATTACTAAAAATCTTACGAGGTGAATTCGATGACCCGCATACTTCAATCTGGTATTATAGACTAGATGATATCTCAGAGGTTGGAAAACCTGAAATGTGGATGAAAGCTTCTCCTAATATTGGAGTAACCGTATCATACGATACATATATGCGTGATGTAAAACGTGCCGAAGCAAACCCTGCTCAGCGAAACGATATCTTAGCAAAACGTTTTGGTATACCTGTGGAAGGTTACACATTCTTCTTTACTTATGAAGAAACGTTTTTACACCCTAAACAAAACTTTGACCATTTGCCATGTGCTATGGGTATGGATGCCTCTCAAGGTGATGACTTCTGGGCATTTACTTGGGTGTTCCCTCTAGGAGGAGAAAGATATGGTATTAAGACTCGCGCATATATTTCCGAAGTTAAATTTGCTAAACTCACACCCGCCCTCCGTAATAAATACGATGAACTTATTCAAGAAGGTAACTTGATAGTTCTTAGAGGAACAGTTCTTGACTGGGTGGAAATTTACGAAGATGTAAATAATTATATCAATCAACACGATTGGGCTATTTTAACTTTTGGATATGACCCATATAATGCCCGTCCATTTGTGGAACGCTGGAATATGGAAAACGGTGATTTCGGTTCCGAAGTAGTACGACAAGGTGCACGTACAGAATCTGTACCTTTAGGTGAATTGAAGAACCTAGCCGCTGCAAGGCAGTTAATCTTCGATGAAGAACTCATGAAATACGCTATGGGTAACTGTATCGTAATTCAAGATAATAACGGTAACTACAAACTATCTAAAGAGCGTCGCGATGAAAAAATCGATAACGTTGCTGCTATGATGGATGCTTGGGTTGCCTTTACAAGAAATAAGGAGGTCTTTTACTGATGAGTAGTGATATTTTACATTCAATAAATTCATTCACTCAGCATAATAATAGTCTAGACTCCAATTTCAAAATGAATAATGATTCTAATTATTCATGGTCATCAACCTACCATTCACCTCACTATATTTCAGGTAGTGCTTTTCATAAGGCAGATGTTATCAAGTCTGTAATCAACCGTATCGCTATTGATGCTTCTATGGTTGATTTCAAACATATGAAAATCGTGGATGATAGTGGTAACCAAAAAACTATTAAAGATGAATTCTATAATCGCATGACCATTCAAGCAAATATTGACCAAACAGGTAGAGCATTTCTATTCGATTTAATTTGGTCTATGCTTGATGAAGGTGTCGTAGCGGCTGTCCCTATTGATGTTGATACTCGTACAGGCGATATTCTATCTATTCGTGTAGGTAAGATTGAGCAATGGTTCCCAAGTGCAGTCAGGGTTCGTTGCTACAATGAGCGTACAGGAACTGAACAGTCTATTACTATTGAAAAGAGTCGAGTGGCAATTATAGAATCACCATTTTTATCAGTGTTTAAAGATAGCAATTATACATTGAATATGCTTAACTCTAAAGTACGATTGATGATGAATCAAGATAATAATGCCTCTTTGGGTAAAATTAACGGATTCATTCGTTTACCTTATCGTACAGGTACTTCGTATCGTAATGCAGAAGCTCAAGCGCGTATCGAATCTCTCGAAAGAGAAATGTCAAACTCTAAACATGGGTTAGCCTTTCTTGAAAACAAGGAAGAATATATTTCTGCAGGTGGCGGAATTCAAAATAATCTTCTTGAAGAAGTTATGACTCTTAAAAAAGATTTCTATAACGAAATTGGTATTACTGAGAAAATCCTAAATGGAGAAGCCACATCACAAGAAATCAACCTTTACAACGCTAGAGCAATCGACCCTTGCTTACAAGCAATCACAGATGCATTTAATATGACGTTCCTGACTAAAACTGCTCGTACTCAAGGGCATGTGTATAAATTCTATCGTGACCCATTCCGCCTATTACCGATTGAGCAATTAGCCGGATCTGCTGACTTATTCTCTCGTAACGCATTGATGACTCCAAATGAAATTCGTGCATTTATCGGTATGGCTCCTCACCCTGATCCACTTGCAAATGAATTGTATAACCGTAATATTGCGGATAATAATCAAAATGGTGGTATTAATACACCGGGTCAAATGGATCCTCAAGGAAATATGTATCCTCAAGGAAATATGTACGAGGACCCTGAAGGTGGTTATGTAAATGAACAAGGGCAACCTGTTGATGAAAATGGAAATCTTATTTAATTTAATGGAGGAATAGTTACTAATGAAAACTAAAAAGAACTATGACTTCGCTGGTTATGTGACTAAAAATAATATTCAATGTTCTGATGGAGTTGTTATTCAACAGAATGCTTTTGCTAAAAATAATGGCACAAAAGTTCCGTTGGTATGGAATCATAAATACGATTCCGCTTCTAATGTTATTGGACATATTTTACTACACAATAACAGTGAAGGCGTCTACGGTTATGGCTATCTTAACGATACTGAACATGGTCGTGATGCAAAAGAATTAATTAAGCATGGTGACATTTGGGCTATGTCTATTGGTGCTCACCGTATTCAAAAATCAGGTAATATTGTTACGCATGGTGAAATCTACGAAGTTAGTTTGGTTCTTAAAGGTGCTAATAAAGGTGCTTTAATCGAACATCGTATGATGCACTCTGCGCTAGATGGTGAAGATACAATTGATGAATCTAAAGCAATTATCTACACTGGTCTTGAAGACGCAATTTTACAACATTCTGACAAAGAAGGAGAAACTAACATGAATGAAACTGTAGGAGATGTTATTGGATCACTTAATGATGACCAAGTTGAAGTAGTCGTTAAAGGATTCGATAACGGTTTTGAAGGACTTTCAGAAGAAGATGAAGAAGTCCTTGAAACTTTGACAGATGAGCAAGTTGAAGCTATNGGAGCTGTAATTGATGAAGCCGTATCTCTTGGCGAAGAAGCCGATGATGAAGTCGATGATGATGACTATGGCTATGATGAAGTCGATGATGATGACTATGGCTATGATGGTGATGATTCAGGTGAAGGTGCCGAAGGTGGAGACTCATCTGTAGCACATAACGCATTTTATGATAATGAAGGAGAATTTTTCGAGATGAAACATAACGCATTCCAACAAGCTGAAGATATCGAATTTACTGGTGCTGTTAACGAATTGATTCATTCTGCTATTGAATCTCGTGCTAGCTCACTTGCAGGTTACTTGATCGATAATGGTCTTGATTATGAAGATGCTGTATCAATTCAACACGGTATTGAAAATATTGATGTGCTCTTCCCACAATCTACATTGCAAAAAGGTGTTCAAGTTTACAACCCTGCCGCTCGTAACGTTGAAAAAATTATGGGTATGTTCGGTAAATCACCTTTGAGCCGTATCAAAAATATCTATGCTGATATTACTGATGACGAAGCTCGTGCTCGCGGTTATATCAAAGGTAACCAAAAACTTGAATCTATTGAAAAAGTATTCTATCGTGAAACTACACCTCACACTGTTACACGTAAAACTCGTATCGACCGTGATGATATCATTGATATCGAAGAAAACGGTATTGACGTTGTAGCGTTCATGAAAGAAACTCAACGTATTAAACTCATGGAAGAAATCGTTCGTGCAGCATTTATGGGTGATGGTCGTCCATCTCGTATCGACGGTAACCGTAACCCTGAACACATCGATGAAGAACACGTACGTCCAATCCTTACTGATGACGATCTTTACACAATTAAAGTCACAACACCTAGCTGGGAAACTGCTGTAGATGATGTTCAAACTATCTACCCTGCTTACCAAGGTTCTGGTGAACCAACATTGTTCATCAATCCATTTGACCTTGCTAAAATCAAAGTCCTTAAAGATAAAGATGGTCACTACTTGTACAACGCTACTGGTGATGTAAACCGCATCCCAACTGATGGAGCAATTGCTGCTTACTTCGGATGTAAAGATGTTATTCCTTACTACCCACTTCCACAAGGTACTTTTGTAATTGGTAACTTGGGTGACTACACATTTGGTACTTCTAAAGGTGGTCAAGTAGCTACATTTGAACAATTCGATATGGACTTTAACCAACAAAAATATCTTACTGAAGTACGTCTTTCAGGTGCTATCCAAGCTCCTAAATCGTTCATTGCAGTTACAGTATCTAACCCAGCTACAAACACTGTAGGTGAAAACGCACTTAAATTCGGTACAACTGGTGTTAAAGACGCTCCAGGATTCGTAACAGACTCATCTGCTGAAGGTACTGTTCCAGGATCTCGTTATGCTTCTACAGATACTGCTTCTAAGAAAGCTAAAGCTGAAGCATCAGGTTCAGGTTCAACAGAATGAACACAATCTAATTCTTGAAATGGAAACTAATTTTCAAAATGGTGAACTAATATGAGAACTATAATTTCTGTGTATATTCGTTCTAAGAAACCTGAGGAAGTATTCCCAGGAACTTATGAGTATACGTATACTAAGAAAGAAAAAGTAAGAGCGACAAT